CAGGGTACAGGCCCCGAAATAATACGGATGCGTGTCGTCCTGCTGCATCGCCCAAACGATGGGCTTCAAGATCGTAAACGCTCCGCCGAAATACGGCGCGGAACATACCCGCTGGATGATGTCCTCCTTGATGTTCGCCACATCCTGATAGCCCTCCCGTGCGCCGCCCGTGTCATAGGCGCACACGATCAGGCTGAACTCCACCTTTTGCGGGCCGTCGTCGTCCTCGATCTGTCCGCCCGTCATGCGGGCCACGATATAGGGAGCTGCCGCCGCGTCCGTGTCAACATCGGAATCGTTGTCCTCCGGCACAGGCAAATCCTGCTTGAAGATTCTCAGGGGCTTTCGCCCCTCCTGTCCGTTGTACTTCTTCCCGGCGAACAGCTCCTCCAGCATTTCGATCAGCGCGTCTTGGCAAAGCTGCGGGGTGCGCCCGATGCCTGCGGCCTTGACCGCGTTTTTGTAGTCTTTCATGGGTTATCCCTTTCTGGCCGCTCTGTCCAATACCTGACTTATCCGGCGTTCCACAAATTTTTCCAGGTTTTCCGCCGCTTCTTGGTTTACTCCTCTGTCCCACACAGCTCTGCCCATACTGGACACGCCGGGGCGCTCCATGTCGTATACTTTCTCGATTTTGCCATTCGGACTTTTCCACCTCGGATAACCTCGGTTTGTTGTTGTCCTTTGGGTGTGAGAATCTAATACGCGCTGCAAGATCGCAAGATGGTCATTCCCACTCTTGGCATTGTGAATGTCCACCAGAAAGCCCTTGCTTCTGCCGTTTTCCTCAACCAAGTTTTTATATCCTTCGCTTTGAAGCACTCTTGCCCGGAAGTGGGACGGTGCCGCACCCATTGCCTTTCCCATATAAGGCCTTTCCGGGGTATGCTCAAAGTAGACGATATTGAGCGGCAAAGCATCATCCTCACCGTGGATAATGGCCAGCAAATCCTTATTCGTTGCCTTTTTCCTCTGCTTGTAGTCCCGCAGTTTTTCGCGGCCACGGCTTGTCAGTGCATACCGCTGTTCGGCAGCCTTAACGGCATCTCTTGCGGCCTGCCTCGCGGTGGCGTTGATGGCAACTTTCAATACCGCTGGAGTTTTCTCTTTCAAATCCCCCAGCGCTTTTTCAATATCCTCCAGCCCCGCCACGGTAATGGTCAGGTTTCCCGCGTCATAGGTTACGCTGCTCATTGCCTCGTCCTTTCCATGGAGATACGGTACACGCCGCTCTGCTCCTCACAGCTCAAAATGCTGTAAGTGCGCTGCTGCTTCGTACCCTTGTCCATTACCAGGTGCTTGCCCACCTTCGGCTTGGGACCGTAGTCCGCGACGCGGATAAACAGCACGGTATATGCCGTGTACAGGCCGGTGTCGAAATTCTGCTTTGCCCCGGCTTCCCAGTGGGAATTATGCTCTTTCAGGCCGTAGTCCTCCAGAATTACCAGAGCTTCCTTGCCGTCAACCGTGTGGAGGTCTGCGTGTTCGTTCCCGTCAAAGAAAGTCAGGTCGATGTCCGCCGCCGCGCAGTCCTTGAAAGTGGGCATCTTCCATTCCTCCGCCGGGCCGGAGCCATATTCCTGTTCCAGTTCAAATAGCGCCATCGCTTACCTCCGCAGAAAAATTCCCCCGCCTGCACGCGCAGGCAGGGGATATGTCGTTAGCACACGGTAGCCACCAGCCAGCTATCCACCTTGTCGGGGATGGGCAGGGGGTGAGCCTGCAGCTCCACCATGCGGCGGTCGGGGTGATGCTCCACATAGCTGCGCAGCAGGCGGGAAGTCTGGGCAGTGACCCACAGGCCGTTGGCACCCTCGATGTAGGTACAGGCACCATAGGCCATCATGTAGTTGGGCTTGGAGCTGATCAGGATAACGGCGTTGTCGGGGATAAGGGCCTTGGTGGCAGGGGCGGCGGGGTCAGTCCAGTCGTCGTAGTACACCTCGCCATAGGTGTACAGGTCAAGGCTGGGGTCGGCCAGGTGGCCCAGGTATCTCACGCCGTTGGGCAGATCGCGGGGGGCGATCTCGCCCATGTTCATGCGGCGGTTGTCCAGCATCTTCTGCACCTTGGCATCGTCAAAGAACAGCTTCTTTGCCGTCTTGCCCATGATGAGGGTGTCCACATTGGCAAAGCCGCCGTGCAGCACCTTGTCCACCCAGTCGCCCAGGTTGCCCAGGATGTTGGCCTTGGAGCCGCCCCAAACATTGTCGCCCTCCAGAGTGACCTTGTTGGTAAAGCCAAAGTCGATCACTTCATTCACGCCCTCGCCGACCACGGGAATCTGGCCGGTAACGATTGCCTGAACGGCCATCCACTCCTCACGGCGGGTAGTAGCGTCATTCAGGGTGGCGTACTCCTCCATCAGCTTGCGGGCCGCCCGCTGGGCGGGGGTCATGCCGCTGTACAGATCTTCACCGGGCAGGCGGGTCATAAGCTGGTCGGCAGTGGTCACATCGTAGGGATTGACCAGAGGGGGCTTGTAGCTCTCGGTGGTGTAGCCGTTGGCTTTCAGCACCTTGCCGCCCACGCGGGGGTGTACGAAAGCGGCCATACGGCGATCACCCTTAACCAGATCAATGTCCACGCGCTCGGTAGCAAAGGTCTTGATGTTGGTAAAGAAAGTGTCGCGGAAATAGGTGTGGGTCGCGGGAGCCTGCTTCACGACCTCCGCCAGATAGCGGGGGCTGTAAATGTTCACTTCATTAGGCATTTTGTTGTCCTCCTTACTTCAAGAAAATACCGATGTTGCGCAGGGCCACTTCCACATCAGCGGCAGTAGCGCCGTCGGGCAGCACCAGCGTATCGGCAAAGAACTCGCCGGACAGGTAAACGATACCGTCCTCACCGGCACCGGCAGCCTCCGCCATGATGCCGTACAGGCCGTCGGTGGTAACAGCGCCGTCCGCCACGGTGATGGCAGCCAGCTTGCCGTCGCCGTTCAGGACGACGACAGCGCCGCGCTCCAGAGCTGCGGCAGTTTCCTTGGTTGCGGTCACGATCTCCGCAACGCCCGCAATCAGATAGTCGGGCTGGGTGGAAAAGGTCTTTTTCTCCAAATCCATGCTCATGTCGTTATCCTCCCTTACTTATTCTTGCCCACGGACTTGATCGCGTCCATGAACTCGTCGGGCTTCTTGCCGCCGGTAGTGTCGTTGCTCACGCCGCCCATGCCGCTCTTACCGGCATCTGCGGTAGCGCCGTTCAGCCAGGCGTTGCCCTGCTCCTTGGCCTTTTTCATGGCGGCCTTGGCATAGTCGCTGGCACTGATGGGCTTGGTGAACTTGGCCTCAAAGGTCTGTTCCTCGTTGCCGGGCAGTGCCATTTCCTCGATGTCCTGGATGCGCTGGCGCTCCGCGCTCTGTGCCTGCTGCGCCGCCGCCTCCTCGATCTCGTTGACCAGCGCAGGATAGGCACTGCGCAGATCGTTCGCGGTCTTGATTTCGTTTGCCATGTCGTTTACCTCCTTATGGCAATTTTTATTTACAAAACATCCGGCGGCGGGGGCTGCTGCCTTGCTGTTCTGTACGAAAGTCGGTGCCTTATCAAAAGGCAGATTCATGTTGACGCTGTTGATAAACAGCAGGCCGTCGCGGTTCTCCACAACGGTTTCTTCTTCCTCGTCCACCAGCTCGTCAACAAAGCCGTTGGCCTTGGCCTCCGCGCTCGTCCACCAGCTCGTCGCGTCCATCCATCCGGCCACCTCGTCCTTGTCCCTGCCGGTCTTTTTGACATACAGAGAAACGATGCTCTCCCGGATCGCCGCAAGGGCTTCGATGTACTTCTGCAATTCGTCGGCGTTGTAGTAGCCGTAGGCTCCCATTCTCACGGGATGCACCATGTAGGTGCTGTCGTTGGCCGCCACCACCTTGGAGCAGTGGCAGGCGACGATGGTTGCGGCGCTGGCGCACAGGCCGTCGATCTTGGCCGTCACCTCCGCCGGGTGCTGCTCCAGCTGATTGCCGATGGCCTGCGCGGCGAACACATCACCGCCGCCGCTGTTGATGCGCACCACGATCTTGTCCAGTGCGCCCAGCCCGGAAAGCTCCTCGGCAAACTGCCTGGGGGTCACTTCATCGCCCCACCAGCTCGTCTGCGAAATGTCGCCGTACAGCAGCAGCTCCACGGTGTTGCCCACCTGATTGCAGAACTGCCAGAATTTCTTTGCGTTGGGCATTGTTTTCCTCCTATTCTCCCGCCGGGGCCTTGGGCGGCTCCGCCGGATTTGTGATCTCGTCCACCTCGCGCTTGCGCTTGGCTTCAATGGCTCGCTGCCTGATGTTGCGGTTGTAATCGCCGCCGGTCATTTGGGCGGTTTCTTCCTGCGCGGTGGAGAATCCTGCACCCACGCGCTTGATGGCCGCGTCAACCTCCTGCACCGGGTTCAGGTTTGTTCTGGCCGGGCCGTTCCAGGAGCAGGCGGTATACGCCTTTCGGATGGCCGGGTCGCTGAAAAAGCCGGGGGCCTTGATGCGGCCACGGGCCACGGCCTCCGTAAACCATTCCTCATAGATCGGCTGGCAGAAGTCGTCCACGAACCAGTCCCGCTGCATACTGCAAGTGCGCCAGAACTCGTTAAGTGCGCCACGGGCGGCGCTGTAACTGGTGGTGAACTGCTTTAACATGACCTCCGGCGGGATTTCCAGCGCCGCGCCGATCAGCCTGATCGTGGCGTTGGTAAAGGTGTCGTAGCCGCTGTTGGGGTGCTTGGGGTCGGCAAACTGTACCTCCTCGCCGGGGTTAAGGTCGATGATCGCGCCCGGCCCCAGCTCAATGCTGTTCGGGTCCTGGGTGTCGATCAGCTCCTCCGCCGGTATCATTTCGCCAAACGGCCTGCCGTCGTTGGGCGCTTCGGATTTCACGAACACCGTAAACATGGCCGAAAGCACCGCCGCCGTGATCTCCGCGTCGGTGTATCTGCCCAACTGCTTCAGACTTTCCAGCACAGGGGCAAGGATTGGAACGCCGCGCCGCTGGCCCGCCCGCTCCCGGTTCATCACATGGAGGACATTGCGGCGGCCTGTCTGCTGGCCGTATGCCTCTACCCGCGTCCAGGTCATGCCCTCCGCGTCAACGGCGCTGTTGCTGCCCAGCGGGTGCCGGTTGCAAATCCAGTAGGCCACCACCATGCCGTCGGCATCCGTTTCAATGCCCTGCACGATGTTGTGAACTTCGTACCCGTGAACATTGCACGGCATCAGCCTGTCGTGGCCGTCCGGGCTGCATACCCGGTCAGCCTCCACCAGCCGCACACGCAGATCATAGGGCTGTCCCCGCTGCGGCTTCATCGGCAGCAGGGTTATGGTGTCGCCGTTCATCAGGTAGCTTAAATACGCAAGCTGCTGGAGCTTGTAGAAGTTATCCACCCGGTCAGCATCGCATACGGGCGTATCGGCCCAAAGGCCAAATTCCCGGACGATCTGCGCCTGCAGCTCCTCGGTCTGCTCCGCCGTCAGCCCCAGGTAATCCCCGTCGATCTGCGGCGCGGGCATCAGGCCGCTTGCTATCACATTCGTGCGCATGGTTTTCAGGGCTGCCGCCGCCGTGGGGATTCCCATATAGGCATCGCGGCTGCGCTGGCGCAGCACATCAATGTTGTCCTCGATGTCCTCCTTGGCGCTTCCGCCGTGGTACTCCCAGCCTCTCATGCTCTTTTTGGTCAGGTTTGCGCCGTAATTTCCGTACCCGCTGTTGATAACGGACATGGCGGCCCGTGCCGCCGCCCGTTTCGCTGCGTGTATCGGGGCGACAGCGGCAACCGCTCTGTCAAAGATATTCGGTTTTGCCATCTGTGACCTCCTCATACATCACGGGCAACAAGCCGGTATGCGCGGTTTCTTCCGCCGCTCTTTTCCTCGGCCTCCGCCTCGGCCAGCTTGGCCGCCCAGTATTCCATTTCCTCGCGGATTTGTTTCAGGTCTGCCCGCGTCAGCATACGGCTCCCGATTTGGTAGCTCTGGCCCGTTGCCACCGCTTCCTCGGCGGCAAGCCATGTGTTCAGCTTCTTTTTGCACAGCTCTTTCGAGAAAACTGCCATTTAGATTCCTCCCCGCATCCGGCGGCCCGCCGGGCGTTTTCTTGGCTGGGGCGCTCCCTCGGCAATTTGCAGTACCGGGTTTGCGATCTCCAGCGCAGCGGTGGCGTAATTGCGCAAGTCCAGCGGCTCGTTGCGTTTGTGCTTGCTATCTTTCAGCTCCCACACCACAACGCTTCTGCCCTTGCGGAAGCGCACCACCATTTTTTCAGCCGTAAGGCCCTTGAAATATTGCTCGTCGTACCCCGCTTCCTCGTTCATGGGGAAGTGGCAGTAGTTCGGCCCCTTGGTTTCATGCCGCAATCTCTGGTAAAGCAGGGCCTTTCCCGCGTCTACGCCGATGGTGAACAGCGGCGCTTTCACGCGGTTGTTGGTGGACGGGTTTCGGATGTACGGCACTTCCGCGCCGCCCTTGCCCTTGATGGCCCACACCTTGCGCTCATACCTGTCTTTGGTGAAGCGGTAAACCTGATCGGCGTGGTGGCCGCCGCTGTCCATACAGCAGCTAATGATGTGCAGCGTCGTTCCGTCCTGCTTCTTAAAGCCGGTCAGCAGGAAGTTGTCCAGATCGTTCCACACCTGTTCTTTCAGCAGATCGCCGTAAATCTTCTGGTAGCGGATGCCCCAGCTTTCCTTGCCGATGCCCCAGCCCACCACTTCGACCTCAAAGCGGTCATCCTGCACATCCAC